TACCTCGAAGCCAAGGCCAGTTCGACGGATGATGCGACGGCCATCGCCAACTTTCCCACCGCCTCGCTGCCAGCGGTATATCTGACCAACGCGCAAAAGAAGCTGTTTGGTTTGCTCTCCCCCACGGCGACGGGAGTGGACGGTTTCATTGGGTTCGGTCCCTATACGTTTGATTTCGACAACGCCAGCGGCGGCGTGACAGCGGGCACGTACGATCTTTACGGTGTCGCACTGCACGAGATCACCGAGGTGATGGGCCGCACGGGCGGTTACGGCACCCCAAGCACGAGCGTGAGCCTCGCCGACGCGTGGCGGTGCAACGGCATCGGCGGCGCCTTCAGCTATTCCGGCGGTATCTTCTCGATCGACGGCTGCCGCACGTCGTTGTCCGGCTACAACGTGCAAGCCGGTGGTGATCTTGGTGACTGGGTCTCGGGGACGGCCACCAGCGATCCGGCGAACGCCTACCACACGGCGGGCGTGGTCAATGTGTTCAGCACCGCCGATCTCATCGCCATGGACGTGATCGGCTACACGCGGACGGGCGCCACGCCGCCAGCGCCACCAGATGCCGTGCCGCCCACGCCGACGCTGCTCAGCGCCACGGTGCAGAAGAAAGGCGCCGGGGCCAAGGTGCGCTACTCCGTGGTGCTGCGCTGGTCGCAAAGCAACGTGACCGGCGACGAGGTCTGGCGGATCACCAACGGCGGTTCCGCGGTCAAGATCGCGACGCTCGTGACGACCAGCACGACCGGCTCGTATACGGACAGCGCGGTGGTCAGAGGTTCGAGCTATGTCTATTACGTGATCCCAACCAACTCGATTGGTGCGGGAACGAAATCGTGGAACGTTCAGGTGGTGCTATGAACAAGCTGATTTGTTTGCTGGTGCTTGGGGTGCTGTGCGCGCCACAGGCGAAGGCGGCGGCGCTCGCCGTGGAGCCTTTCGCCGACATGATCAACCGGGCGCCAACCGTCGTGCGCGGTCTGGTCAGTCAGAAATTCCAGCGGCCCGGTTTGGGCGCGACCACCTGTCATAAAATCCAGGTGACGGAGACGATGAAGGGCAAGGTCGCCGCGCGGATCACGGTATGCGAGCTTGGCGGACCTGTCGGCGACGGCAGCACGCTCGGCACCGAAATGGCCGAACTGGTGACCGGGGAAGATGTCGTGCTGCTGCTCGATACACAGAACGCGGACGGCACGTATCCCCTGTACGGCTCGTCCGGCGGCAAGGTGTCCGTCGATGCCAAGGGCGTCGTGCGCGGTGATGGACCGAACATCGATCGAGCGCATCACGGCTACAGTTGGAAGTGGACGCTGGATGATGTGCGGGCGTCGGCGCAGGCCGTCAGGGACTAACCTCCTTGCATAACTGACCCGAGGGTGCCAACTTGCCGAGAGGCAAGGGGTTTTACCCATGGCGCTCAGCCCATGCACTATCCTCCGGCAGATGGACCGCGCTTATTTCGATCTTGCCCAGGGCGGTGCTGTCCGCGAGGTGCAGGACCAGAACGGTGAGCGCGTGGTGTTCACCAGCGCCAACCGGGCGAACCTGCTGGCGATGATCGCCCGGCTCGCGCCGCTCTGCCCGAGCTACACGCCACTGGCCACGGCCGGCATGGCGACTCGCCCGATGAAGTTCCTGTTCTGATGAGCCAGTCGATCACCATCGTCAACGGCGGGGCTCTTGAAGGCGCGGAACAATTCTCTCGCGAGACGGCCCTGTGGGCGCCGTCCATGCGCTCCCCCGATCAGGTCATCAACGGCGTCAAACCGCTGGCGGATGCGCGCGGCCGCGACGTGGTGCGCAACAATGGCTACGCCTCCGGCGCCGCCGCGCTGCACAAGGATAGCATCGTCGGCGCGCAGTACCGCCTCAACGCGCAGCCGAACTGGCGCCTGTTGTCCACCCTCGGCGGGGCTTTCGACGAGACCTGGGCTGACGAGTTCCAGACCGTGGTCGAGGCCCGGTTCGCCCTGTTGTCCGACAGCGAGGCGGCGTGGCTGGATGCCCAGCGCGTCAACACGCTGACCGGCATGATCCGCCTCGCCGTGGGCATCTTCCTGATGACCGGCGAGTTCATCGCCACGTGCGAGTGGATACGCGAGGCGAACCGCCCGGTGCGAACCGCGCTCCAGTTCGTCAGCAGCGACCGCCTGTGCAATCCCGATGGACAGTCCGACACGCGCACGCTGCGGCGCGGTGTTGAACGCGACCTTCGTGGCCGCGCTCTCGCCTATCACTTCCGCATGGGCGAGCGGCTGGACCCGTACCCCGACGATCTGTCGTTTCGCTGGACACGGGTGCCGACGATCAAGCCGTGGGGCCGCAAGCAGGTAATTCACATCCTGGAACAAAGCCTGCCGGACCAATCGCGCGGTGTTAGCGAAATGCTTTCGGCGATGAAGCAGATGAAGACGCTTCAGAAATTCACCGACGTGACCCTGCAAAGCGCGATCATCTCCGCCAGCTATGCCGCCGCGATCGAGTCCGAATTGCCGAACGATGCCGTCGCCGCGGCGCTTGGCGCCATGGGCTCCAGCGATCCCGGCGCCTCGCTGCTGGGCGTCTACCGGAGCTACATGACGGCGCTGGGCAGCTACCTGACCGACGCCAACAACATCCGCATCGACGGCGCGCAAATCCCGCATCTGTTCCCCGGCACGAAGCTGAACATCACGCCCGCCAAGACGGCCGGCGGTGTCGGCACCGGCTTTGAGGAAAGCCTGATGCGGCACACCGCCGCCGCGCTGGGCGTGTCGTATGAGGAACTGTCGCGGGACTTCAGCAAGACCAACTATTCGTCCGGCCGCGCCGCGATGGGCGTGTCGGCGAAGTTCATGGCGTCGCGCAAGAAGCACCTCGCCGACCGGATCGCCAACGAGGTCTACGCGCTGGTGCTGGAGGAAGAAATGGCGGCGGGCAACGTGCCGTTGCCACGCGGCGTCACGCGAGACGACTTCTACCAGCCGCTCGCCAAGGAGGCGTTCACCGCCTGCAAGTGGATCGGATCGGGCGCCGGCCAGATCGACGAACTGAAGGAGACGCAGGCCAGCATGTTGCGGATCGCCAGCGGCCTGTCCACCTATGAAATGGAGACGGCCCGGCTCGGCAACGACTGGCGCGAGGTGTTCGCGCAGCGGGCGCGCGAGAACAAGGTGATCGAAGACCTCGACCTCACGTTCGACACGAACACCGTCAAACCGAATGGCGCGATCGAAGACCCGAACGCGGCGGCGGGCAACCAAACCGGGCAAGGAGCGGCGCAATGAGCCTCACTGGAAACGAGCGCGTGCAGTTGCTTTATGGCGGCACCTCGATCGCGCTGAAGGACATTCCGACCGCGAACCAGGAGTTGCGCGTCCCGTCGTTGCGCGGGCGCCCGTCCGTCCGGCTCGCCGATCTGGGCACCACCACGGCGCGCATTCCAATGCTGTCGCTCAACGGCGAGAGCTACACGGCGGCTGAGATCAAATCGCATGGTCGTACCGGGCGCGGCGTGGGCGCTGGCGTCGGCGCGGCCACGGGTGTCGGCCGTCAGACCAGGGCGGCGACCGGCGCCGCGACGGCGGCCGGCAGCGCCGCGAACGGCGTGGGCGGCACGGCATGAGCCGCCACACCGCCCGCGTCGCGCTGGACCAGCTTGTCGGCAAGCCGGCGTTTATCGCCCAGGTCTACGCGACCAAGAGCTTTGGCCTGGAGCACGAGACCGTCTCCGGCAGCGGACTGCTGGACGATCTGCGGGAACTCGCGCGTGCCGCGCCTGGAGCGGAGATGGCCGCCGCGCTGGACCGTCGCGAGACGCTGGCCGCCGCGTATGGCTTCCCGACGTTCGACGCGTCCAAGCCGTTCACCTTCTCGCAGGGCAAGGCGATCATCCCGATCCACGGCGCGCTGATCAATCGCTTCCCGTACTCGTGGAGCTTCGCCACCGGCTACAATTTCATCCGCGCCCAGACCACCGCCGCGCTCGGTGATCCCGACGTTGAAACGATCATCTACGACGTGAACAGCTACGGCGGCATGGTGTCGGGCTGCGAGGAAACGGCTGATCTGCTGTTCGCCGCCGACAAGCCGACGCTCGCGGTGGTGGACGCCAACTGCTATTCGGCCGCGTACATGTTGGCGTCGCAATGTGATCGTATCGCGGTGACACCATCCGGCGGCGTCGGCAGTGTCGGCGTCGTGATGATGCACGTCGATGTGTCGAAGGCGCTGGAGGAAAAGGGGATCAACATCTCCTTCATCTTCGCCGGCAAGCACAAGGTCGATGGGAATATGTTCGAGGCGTTGAGCCCGGCGGTGCGTGCTTCGCTCCAGGCCGATGTCAATGCCGCGTACGATATGTTCGTCGGCAAGGTCGCGCGTGGACGTGACATGGACGAAAAGGCCGTGCGTGCCACCGAGGCCCAGAGCTACCGCGCCGATGAGGCGCTGGACCTCGGGCTGATTGATGCTGTTCAAAACCCAGCGAATGCTATACAGGCGTTCTGCGACGATCAGGAGATCACCATGGCGACCAAGCCCACCGACAACGACGCCGCAGCCCAGGAAGCCGCACGCATCGAGCAAGAGGCGGCTACCGCTGCTTCCGTCGCGGCCGCGGCATCAGCGGCGCGGGAGACGGAACGGACGCGGATCACCAGCATCCAGAACCATGCCGAGGCGAAGGGCCGCGAAGGTCTCGCCGCCTATCTGGCACTCCAGACCGATCTGTCAGCCGAGGTCGCCGGGGGCATTCTCGCCAACTCGCCGAAGGCAAGCGAAAGCATTTCGCAAAGGACCAACTTCGAGCGGGCGATGGACAACGGCCAGCATCCCGACGTTGGGGCGGGCGGCGGCGAAGAAACTGACGACGGCATGACGCCAGCGCAGAAAATCCTCCGCGCCCAGGCCCGTCAAACTGGCTACGAGCCACCGCCGGTCCACCGTCACTGAGCTTGACGAACGTTCCAACGGCGCTTCTATTGCGCTTCTGACCCAGAAGGGATCACCCAATGGCCGCGACTTACCCGAGCCTGCTCGCCGCTGGCATCACCGACGAAGGGGAGAACCTGCCCTTCGAGTTGTATGCCGGCGAAGCCGAGATCGTCACCAGCCAGTTCACCTCGGCCGAGGACATCGATCAGTTCGAGATCGTCGTATGCAGTTCGGCCGGTCTGATCTCGGTCTGGAACGGCACCGACTTCCCCTCGGGCGGCGCGGCCACCTTGGTTCCTTTGCCCATGGGCATCGCCGCGCAGGCCATCGCCAATGGCGAGATGGGGCCGGTGTTCGTCGGTGGCTCCTTTAATCACGAAGTACTGGCTTGGCCGGGCGGCGTGAGCACTCTGGCGGCGCGTAAGGCGGCGTTCGTCGGCACCAATATCGTCATTGCCAAGAACCTCGGCGGTAGCTCCGGGGCCACCATGACGTTGCCGTGATCGTTACGAAAACGAGACGCGTTTCACAGGGGACATGACAATGGCCGATGGTTATTACGACACCGCTACGTTGCTGGAGGTCATTCGTGCTCCCCAGAACGCGCCGGAACTGAACAACTTCTGGCTGAAGTTTTTCCCGCGTGTGATCCTTTCGGAAACCGAAAAGATCATGTTCGATGAGATCGACGATAACGAATACCGCTTGGCGCCGTTCGTGGCGCCGAACGTGCAAGGTCGTACGATCCGCGCGAAGGGCTTTGTCACTCGTTCGTTCCGCCCGGCTTACGTGAAGCCGAAGCACGTGGTCGATCCGACCCGCTCGCTCAGCCGGCGTGCCGGCGAGGCATTGCTGGGCGGCGCGTCTCGCAGCGAGCGTTACAACGCCATCATCGCGGACAACCTGCGTCGTGAACGCCTGATGATCGAGAACCGCTGGGAGTGGATGGCTTGTCAGGCCGTCGTAACCGGACAGGTCGTGGTCGTCGGCGAGGACTATCCTTCGACCACCGTGGACTTCAACCGCGACGCTGGGCTCACCATCGTCAAGAGCGGTGCCACGCTCTGGACCGCATCGACCGCCACGCCGATCGCCGACATTCAGGCGGCGCGTATCCTGGCGTTCAAGCTGTCCCGCGCGCCGGTCAACACGCTGATTTTCGGGCTCAACGCCTGGGCGGCTTTCCTTCAGTCCGATCACCCGGACGTGCAGGGCCTGTTGAACATGCTGATCCGCGGCAACGAGTCGCTGTTCAACGCGTCGAACCTGAACAGCGGCGAGCCGTTCGCCTATCAGGGTTCGCTGGTTGGCACGGGCGGCATCGGCCGGCTGGACATGTACACGTACTCGAACTTCTACGAGGGCGAAACCAGTTCTGTTGGGGTGCCTTATCTCGACTCTGGGACCGTGGTTGGCGTTGGTGCCGCCGTGCAGGGTGCGCGGTGCTTCGGCGCGATCATGGATCGCGGTGCCAACCTCCAGACGCTCTCGATGTTCCCAAAAATGTGGGACGAGGAAGACCCGAGTGTCACCTACACGATGACCCAGTCGGCGCCGCTGATGGTGCCGATGCGCGCGAACAACACGTTCTCGATCAAGGTCACCGCCTAACCCGTGATGGAGGGCGCGCTGGCGCCCTCCAGGAGAGTTCTCATGCCGGTGCGAGTTGCCATCTACGCCACCACGGTCATGCGTGATGGCCGTCACGTCAACGTACCTCCCCAGACGCCGTTCGATTACACGCCGGAAGAACTGGAGCATTTCGAGAATTGCTATCCAGGGATGATCCGCCGGCCGATCACCGAGGTGCAGGACGTGACCACGCGACAGGTCGAGGAACTGCATCGGGAGATGGCGCCGACGCCACCGAAGCCGCCCGCCAGGGGCGCGCGTCCCGCCGCCGCCAAGCCGGATGATGACGAGTTGTGAACTTCGCCGCCATCAAGGCGATGAGCCGGCGTGCGGTGCACGAGATCATGGCGGTGCCGTGCTTTTATTCCGCGCCTGATGATGATACCGAAATCGAACTGACCGCCAGACTGCACGACCGGATCATGGTCGGCGGTGCGACCGGCGGTGACGGGCCGGGCTACGCCACGATCATCGAAGGCGTCACGCGGGCGATCTTCAACCGCGAGGAACTGGAGGCGGCCGGCGTCACGTTGCGCAAGCGAGGCCGAGTGACCTTCCCCGATTACGAGGTCACGCTGCAACTCGACATCCGCGATCCGTACGAAGGCATGATCCTGGAGAAATGGTCGGTGGCGCCGCTATGACCATCACCATCGATCCGTCCGGTGTGCGCGACCTCGACAAGTATTTCGAGAGCTTCCCGCGCACCGCGCCCGAGGCGATGAGTATCGCCATCAACGACACCACGCGCGGCGTGGCGATGAAGGCCGTCCGACGCGAAATCCTTTCGCAAACGAACTTTCCGGCCGGGTATCTGGACGAGCCCAAGCGGCTCTACATCTCGCGTTACTCCACGCCGACGCGCCTGGAAGCGCGTATCACCGGACGCGGCCGGGGCACCACCCTCGGCAGGTTCGCGCCGCTGGGCACGCCGGTCGCCACCAAGGGCAGCCGGGCTCGCGCTGGTGGCGGCGGGATCACGGTGCGGGTGAACCCAGGCCGTTCCAAATTCTTCGCGAAAGGCTTTCTCTACCAGGGCAACAGCGGCAACATCCTGTTCGGCCTGCGGGTCCGCCCCGGTGAGCGCGTGCGTGGTGTCGATCGATACTCGCCGGTCGTGCTGTTCCGCGACAAGAAGACCGGCCTGCCGACAGCGTTCTCGCTGTACGGCCCGTCCGTCGATCAAATGCTCGACTCGGTCGGACTCCAGGTCGCGCCTGAGATCACCGCCGAACTGGAGAGCGAGTTCCTGCGTCAGTTCACCCGCCTGAGCCCCGGCCGCAATGGCTGATACCAAGCAGCTTCGCATCCTGAAGGCGCTGACCGTGCTGCTGGAGGGCATCACCGTGGCCCACGGTTGCGACTTCGATCTGGAGGGTCACGTGTTCCGCGGCGTCGGGCATTTCGGCGACGACGAGGCGCTGCCTTTCGTTTCGATCCTGGAGGCACCCCGGCTCGACGAGGCGCCGGTTTACGCCGGCTATGAGAAGCTGATCCGCCATGAGCAGTGGGAAATTCTGATCCAGGGCT